TTCAAGAGGATATACAACGTGTAGATATCCTTGAATTTCCTGCCAAGTATAATTTCTAAAACTGCCCCAGTGATAATTTATTCCCCTGAAACCCCATTTTTCAATATTAGTTACTGCAACAAGAGGATATTCATCATATCTAATTCTATTTGTTTTTGGTTTATAGATGAAAGTGTAATATCTGCCTTCTCTTGGAACAACCTCAGTTTCATTGAGTGTTTCAATGATCAACATCATCATATCATCAGAATCAGTTAAATTATTACATTGATCAAGTAGAATATTAGTTCTAATTGTATTACTTGCTAGATACTCTTCTTGTTCTGCGCTTGGATCTCTTGGGTTTGCCATAATCCTTGATACCGAGGTGATCTTCTGTGATAATCATAAATTCAACACCATTGTCTTTACAAAATTCATCAGCTGCTTTCCACTTTGCCTGATTAACAGCAAAAGTTTTTGCTTCATAGATAAAGGATTTTGTAATTCTTTCCTTTCTTTCAGGAGGTTTTGTTTGTTTCTTGGGTTTTATTTCTACCACACACTTTCTGTTTGGTTTTCCGTTTTTGCCCTTGATTTCTATCAGAGCATCAGGAAAGTATCTATGTACTTTATTATCAATGGGTGAAAGATAAGGAATACTAAACTCCTCTGATGCCCACTTTACAATATCATCATTTACATCACACCAATGGCAAAAACGACGTTCCCATGTTGATCTACAAATAATATTATTAGGATTACCTTGATACTTGTGTGGGTTTTGGGGTTTATATATGGATTTGATACTTTCTCCCATAACCAGGCTACATAATAAGGAAGATAAACCTATTTAGATGGCGAGCAACAACGCACAACAGGATCCTAACTTCAGACCTTTTAAATTATCTGATGTGAAGAGTAGGATGTTGAACCTTGCTCAAACATCATCATATTCAGTTAGAATAACACCACCCACATCAGTACAACAATATTTAATTAAATCTGGAAGAAATTTTAATTATGCATTAGATGGACAGGTTGTCGAACTAAGTTGTTTTTCTGCTAAGTTGCCAGGAACTTCTCTTGCAACTGTAGATATGGATAATGATTATTCTGGTGTGAGAGAAAGACAGCCATATCGTAGAATGTTTGATGATCTAATAGATTTTTCTTTTTATGTGAATCAAAGCTATGATGCTATTGAATTCTTTGATGGTTGGATAGATTACATTAATGGTGTTGAAGTTGATGCATCTGATGTAACTAGGAGTGATTTGCAGAGCACTTCTGCTTTCTATAGAATGAGATACCCAAAAGGTGGTGGTGGATATAAATGTAATTTCACTGTAAGAAAGTTTGAAAAAAGTCTTACCAGAAGAGAAATTTCAGCAAGTACATTCTTAACATATACCTTTGTTGATGGATTTCCACTTAATATCATATCTACACCTATTTCTTATAATGGAAGTGATGTTCTTAGAGTAACTATCTCAATGGCATATACCAGATATATTAGAACAAGAGGGGATGTTCAAGGTTCCTCTGGAAATGTATCTAGAATAGCTCCTGATGCTGGAGATGCTAATGATGGAGGTGGTATTTTGCCACTTGATCAAAATTTTGATATTGGAGATCTCTCCTAAATAAAAAAAATGAAGTGTTTAGGTTATTATGCCATTACCAACTATTTCAACTCCTACCTATGAGTTGGAACTTCCCTCCACAAAAGAATCAGTAAAATACAGACCCTTTTTGGTAAAAGAAGAGAAGGTTCTGGTTCTTGCTCTTGAAACTGAAGATGTTAAACAGATTACCACTGCTATCAAAAGTGTAATTAAGAATTGTGTTCTCACAAGAGGTGTAAAAATTGAGGATCTGCCCACTTTTGATATTGAGTATATTTTCTTGAATATCAGAGGTAAATCAGTTGGTGAGGTGGTGGATGTGAATATTACCGCTCCTGATGATGGAAAAACAGAAATTTCCATTTCAATTCCTCTTGATGAAATAAAAGTAATTGAAAATAAGGAACATAATAAAAAAATTAAGATTAATGATGAGTTGATGATGGAAATGAAGTATCCATCACTTGATCAATTTATTAAGAACAATTTTGATTTTAATGATGCAGATAAATTTGAACAATCTTTTGATGTGATTGCTACTTGTGTAGATAAGATCTACAATGAAGAGGAAGTATGGTCTGCTGATGATGTATCAAAGAAAGAGATTATTGATTTTCTTGAACAGATGAACTCAGTTCAATTCAAACAAATTGAAAAGTTCTTTGAAACTATGCCGAAATTGAGTTATAGCACCACAGTTGTAAATCCAAAAACTAAGAAGAAAAGCCAAATTGTTCTTGAAGGGCTATCAAGTTTTTTCGCATAGCCCTGATCCATATGGATCTTGAGAATTATTTTCGACTCAACTTTGCTTTGATGCAGTATCATAAATATTCATTGACTGAGATAGAAAATATGATGCCATGGGAACGTGACATCTACGTTACCCTCCTACAACAACACTTGGAAGAGGAGGAGTTGAAGAGAAAAAACGCTGAACAGGGCTAATGAATCTAGACGAACTCCTTAATCAAATTCGTGAGGAAGGCAAAAAGAATACGGCTCTTGCTGCTCCTACACAATATCTTGAAGAAAGGGGTGATGATCTAGTTGATGAAGAAATTGATGAAGTTATTCTTAGAATTCTTGGTATTGAAAATGTAAATGATATTGATTTTTCTACTTATAAGTCACTTCTGAGAGAGAAGATGATGGAAGGTAGGATGGCTGACAGTAAGATGCCATCTGATGAAGTTGAATTACTTACAAATGAATTTAAGAGAGTAAAAAGGAATACAGGTAGATTCAAGGTTAAGAAAAAACCAATTACAGCAACATCAGTTGTATCAAATAATCCTACAAGAACATATACCCCTGATACTGAAGATTTAACAAATAAAACACCCACAACACCTACACCAAATACATCTGTTACTGATATTGTTAAGGGTACTACATCTACTGAACAGGAAGAACAATCTGTTAAATCAACTCCTGCAACTCCTCAGCAGGATCTTACAGATATTGCAGATTCTCTGGCTATTGTTGCCACTAATATGAATAAAATTGTTGCTGTATTGGAGGCGGATCTTAAAACAGAAAAAAAGAAGGAAGAAAAAGAAAGAAAAGAAGTTGAGAAAGCTAAAAAAAGAGGAAAGGAGGAAAAGTTAGAAGGGCAGTCTAAAAAATTCGTTGAAGATTTAAAGAATCGAGTAATGAGCCCTGTATTCAACATCTTTGATTTTCTTGGAAGATTTCTAAAGAATGTTCTCCTGGGTGGTGTTGTTGTAGGATTGATAAAACTACTTGAAAATCCTGCTAAGATTCTCAATCCTCTTATTGAATTGCTTAATAATATAATCAATGCGATAAATCTATCATTGAGAATAACATTTGGCATAATGTTTGCTCCTATTAATGCCTTGATAGAAGGTTTTAATAAAGGATTTCAGTTTCTTGAAACACAATTAAATAATGTGTTAAAAACTTTTGGCGCTGAAGAAATTGAGTTGCCAATGATTCCTACTTTGGAAGCTCCACAAATCCCAAATGTACCACTTATAGAATCTCCCTCTGAGGGGGGTGGTGAAGAAAGCCAAGTTGATTCTGAAAGTACTGAAGATATAGATAAAAAGATTGATTCAGAACAAACTCAAACTCCAGGAATGGAAGGGGGAGGAGTGATACCTTACTCAACACCACCAGAAGTACCAGCTATTGTGCAGAGTTTTACAGAGGGTGGATCAATAACAGGCGAATCTGGCCAAAAAATTAGTGGTATGGGTCCTGATACTCAACTCATTGCGGCTCAGCCAGGTGAGATTGTGATGAGTACTGGTGCAGTTGAAATGTTTGGTGCTGATACACTTCTCGCCATGAATGCAATGGGCGGTGGAACTAACAAACCTAAAATGGGAACACCAAATCTTGTAGCTATGACAACTGGTGGAATGGTTCCTGGATTTAAGAATGGTGGAATGGTGGGTGTATCTAATACTGCAGATTATGATGTAATAATTCCTTTAGATCATGTGAGACCTGAAAATATGAGAAGTGTTCCTGATACTCCTGGTGGTAGTACATATAAAAATGCATCTGCTACTGGTGCTGATGGAAGAGAGAGGGAACATCAAGAGCCAGCGGTAAGAATAATTTCTGAGAGACTCAGAGATCAAGGATTAAGGGTATTGGTTTATACACCAGAAATGGCAGGTGATTATCAAACCTATGATAAGTTTATACAAGAACAATCAACTAAAGGAACAAGAATTGCGCCAATTCATTTTGACGCTTCTGAAGATAAATCTGGAAGAGTAGTTGGAACAGGATTTCTTACAAGAACAAGAGAGGGTGATACTGATGATGCTACTTTCGCAGCACCAATTCAACAAGTTCTTGCAGATTTTCAAAAAGATAATCCTGACCTTGGTAGAATCGCACAAGATACTGAAGGAAATAAAACTGTAAGAATGGGTGCAGATTCTCCCACAGCATTGATAGAACTAGGAATGATGACTAGATGGGAACAAAAACATGGAAAGAAATTTACTGAATCTGAAGAATTTAAAGAATTTGCTACAAATGTTGCTGATGCTATTGTAGTGGGAGGAGGATTTGATCAATCAGAAAACAGGGGTTCTTCAGGAATTGATTCATTACAAATGGGGGATCATCCAGGCTTAAAAATTGCAGAA